GCTTCAGTTGGAGTTGGAGTAGTTGCTAATTGTGAAAAGGTTGTATCAATAACCCTTTCATATTGATTTTTAGCATAAACTCTTTTACTTAAATTAACCTTTTCTCCAGCCATTACCCATTAAGTATTTTAAAGTTGTAATCATTATCTAATACAACAGTACTACCATCAATAGTTGTTTGAATTAAAATTTTATAATATCTTTCTGGTTGTAAACCATCCATATATAATGTGAAGTAGCTACTTGTAGCATCAGCACTTAACTTAGTATAAGTTGAATCAAAATCAACTACATACTCATTAGTATCTAAATCTTTAACAGCATAATAAGAAGCTGTTGGTAAGTAGTAGTTTTGAGTATAATAAGATGAAGTTATAAATGTTCTAGCCGGGTATTCAGGTCTTGAATATACTCTAAATTTGTTAATACTTCCTGAGTAAAAATATCCTGGGTTGTCTCCTACTGTCACTGTAAATGGGTTCACAGTTAAAATAGTATTTGTAGAAGATCCAGTATTAAATGTATAATCATCCCATCTAAACTCTAAACATGGAGGATAAATAGTATGAGTATCAATTGAAAAATATTTTATTTTAGGTTGAACATTTTCGTTATCAACAAACTCAGTTTGTTGTTTAACAATGAATCCATCATTAGAAATAGAAGAACTAAACCATTGAGATACAATATCTGTTACATTAACATCTATATCTTTATCTGAGTAGTAGTCAAACTGCTGTGAACTTGAGTAATTAATATACCATGTTCCACCTCCTGGATCTACTGATGCTGAGTATGAGCCTGTAGAGTTAGGAGCGAATGAACTAGTAGTCCATGGAGTGCCACCTTGGTAGTCTCTCCAAATCCAACTACATCCATTTTGAGTTTGAGGTGAATTTAAGTATTTTCCTGTTCCCATATTCCATGATTGAGATACAGGATATATTTCTAAAGTAGTATTAGCATTTAAAGCAGTTACATCTGCTATAAAACATCTTAAATTAGATTGCCAAATACTTCCTGAAATTTTATTATTAATGACGTTATTAATATCATCTGATGAGAATTGAATAAGAAATCTACTTGCCTGAGGAGCAGGATCTGTTAGTGCTCCTACTTCTAAGGAGGCCTCTAAAATCTCATCTAACCCAGTATTCATTTCAGGGGCTATAGAGTATAATGTAGCGTCTTGTGTTGGGAATATCTTATATACTGCCATGGTCTATTTTATAATGATACTACTCTACCTTGAATGTCTGTAGCTGGGTATTTTACTTCAAAAATCATAGGATCTAATGATGGATAAACTACATTATTTTGTGTGGCTCCTGAGATATCATAAGCCCACTGTGAGTATCCTAAATTTGTTCCTACTTTATTTATTAAACTAATATTTTTAACTGTTTGAACTCCTTCAATTCTGTCTAATAACACATAAATATCCCTTAAAATTATAGGTTGGTTAATTTGCCAATTTTCTATAGCAAAATATGTTTGTAATGCTGTTATACATCTTGATAAAACATCATTATTAACATAATTAGGTAATACAATTATATCAAAATCTATTCCTATATTAACAACAAATCCATCTCTAATGTTAATAGCATCATTAACCATTCTATATTGAGATAGATATGTAACTAAGTTTTGTTTTAAAGCAGGTGATGCAGTAGTTAATTTACCATTTATATCATATGTTAAAACATATAAATCTAAAATACTATTAGATTCTCCTGCTGATATATTTTTAACTTTAGTTGGTTCAATATATGCTTTAGCTATATTACCATATCTAGGAGGCATACTTAAAGCTCTTACTAAATAATCATCTTGAGTTACATTTCGTAATTGAGAAGCAAAATTAGCAGAAGAATTCTGTCTAATTTCTTCGATTGAATCTCCATCTCCACCACCATTAGCTGCTGTGGGATTTGTTACTAATAGTGAATTAAAGATTGAATCAGCTGTATTTGGATTTAAATTATTATTTAAGAAATTAATTTGACCAACTAATTGAGTTAAAGTATTAGCACCTACATTAGCTGTTACTCCTCCACCAGTTAAATATCTAAATGTTAAAGTAGTATTTGATGGAGCAATACCATATGTTTTAGTAAATAAGAAATTTGTAGGTGAATATGCGGTTGTAAGTTTTGTTTGTTCGAATGGTAAACCTATACCTACATTATCTGGGTTAGGAATAATATTTTCATCTGAGTCAGATGTAGTTCCTGCTCCAAATTGGATTTGAAGTGTTATTGAATTTCTAAGACGAGTAGTAAATCTATATTGAGTCTTTTTTAATTTTAATAAATAAGGAGTATCATTGTTTTGATAAAAATTAGGATCATTAGTATTAGTATTCTTAATAGAATCATATATCATTTCTTGACCTAAATAATCTACTTCATACCAAGTATTTCCTTCACTATCTATACAATCTAAAATACCAACTAAATTAGTAGCATTTATTTCAACTGTATTAAATTTAATAGGAGAAGTAAATGAAAATGTTGTTGAATTAATAGTAGCTGATATTGCTTTGCGAGATTTTTTTAATAAATAGAATGTTGGATTTCCTGCTGATATAGCGTAAATAGTTATATCTGTTGGATCACCTGAGCTAGAAACTGAGAAGTCTATAGGATCTGAGATTAAAAAAGAAATAGAACCATTAGTTACAGTTGAATTATTATTTATATATAAAGCATAGTCAAAATCAGGAACATAAGTTGAACCTGACAATTTAGATGGGACTTGTTGATAGAAATCTACAGTTGTTGTAGCAACACCTGTTACTTTTGGTTTATAACCAAACATATAAGCCAATTCAAATAAGTTATTTGATTGACGAGCAAATTGTAAATAGTTTTCTTGAACCTGATTATCTAAATAAAATGATAAAACATCACCAACATATGCTGCCATTTCCATAAACATCATACCTGGTGAGGCAGGACTGAAATCATTGTATGTTGTTGGAAAATAAGTTTTAGCATAGTCTATTAAACTAGCTCTAAACTCAGTAAAATCTTTATTTATATATTTTATATTCTTATTAGCAGCCATTATGTAAAGGATATTTCAACTTGATCAGTTATACCTGTATTAATTATACTATATTTTAAATCAACAGTTATTTCATTATAATCAGGTTGTTGTAAAATATTTAAACTATCTACTCTTATATTAGGAAAATATTGAGCAATAAGAGATTGAATATTTTCTTTTAAACCATCTAAATTATCATTAGTAATTTGTTCAAAAATAAATGCTCTTAAATTAGCTCCAAATAAATTATTTAAATATCTTTCTGTTTGATTTGTTAAGAAAAAATTTAATAAATTATTTCTAATAGCATCTTGGGTTGTATATGTAGAAAAGAAAACAGCAGGCGCATTAAAAGGTATAGCCACACCAACTGCGGTTCCTGGTCTTTGATCAATAGGAAATATTTTCTTTGCTCCAAATGCCATTAGTTACCTTTCATTAAACCCATTATTTGATCTAATCCTAATTGTCCTTCAGGTAAAGAGCCATTTAAAGGATCTACATGTCCTCTAACTTTAAATTCACCATCAAATCCTGATTTAGGACCTTCAGCTGTTTCTTTCAAAACATCCATATAAGCCTGTTTAGCATTGAAACTAGGTTGAGGAGTAGGAACATTTTTAGTAGTAAAACTTAAAGTTTTCATGTCAGACTCAGTTATAGGCTGTTTATTACCACGAACTGCTTCTAAAAGAATATCTTTCATTTCTTCATGAATTGCTTCTTTTACTGCTTCTTTAATGAGTTTCTTTAAAATATCAGTTTTCATCTGTTATAAATATTAAATTATTCAGCTTTTAAATTACTATTATCAATAATAAGTTTAAGTTGTTGTACTAAAACTTCAGGAGTTGATGTGAAAGACAATGGAGTCTGTAGTAGTACTATACCTTGTGGATTTAATGCTACTGCTTTTCTTCTATTAACGGTAGGTGAAAATTGTTCCTCTCTCACTTCTAATACAAATCCTCTATAAACTTGATTAATTGAGGCTGTTTGTACTTCTTGCTGTTGTTGATCTAATTGTTGTAGGTATGG